ACATTTAATTATTAATAAAGGTGAATAAATTATGGCTGAATTTTTCGGTTTCGAAATTACACGGAAGAGGAATAGAGAACCTTTAACACCTGTCGCCCCATCACGAGATGATGGGTCTACAGTACTGACTGATGTTAGTGCCTACTATGGTGTTACACTCGACCTTGATAATTCGATAAGAAGTGAAAATGCTTTAATAAAAAGATATCGTGAAGTCTCGCAGTACCCAGATTGTGATGGTGCGATAGAAGATATAACTAATGAAGCAATCACAATACAAGATGATGCTCCAAGTGTCAATCTAGTACTCGACGACCTACCTGTATCCGATAACATTAAAGAAAAAATCCATGAAGAGTTTGGGGAGATCTACGATCTACTCGAGTTTGACCATAAAGGTCATGACATCTTCAAAACTTGGTATGTAGATGGGAGATTATACTACCATCTTATTCTTGACCCAAAAGATCCAAAATCTGGGATTCAAGAACTAAGATATGTAGATCCTATGAAGATACGAAAGATTAAGGATATCAAAAAAGAAAAGAACTCAAAAGGATTAGAGGTAGTAAAGAGTCAAGAAGAATATTATATCTATAATGATAAAGGTATAAGCGACTCTAATACTAAAGGAATTAAACTGAGTAAGGACTCAGTCGTATTTTGTCCTTCTGGTAATATAGACCAGAACACTGGTATAGTTTTATCGCATTTACAAAAAGCAGTAAAACCTGTAAACCAGTTAAAGATGATTGAAGATGCTGTAGTTATATACAGACTTAGTCGTGCACCAGAAAGAAGAATATTTTATGTTGATGTAGGAAACCTGCCTAAGATAAAAGCAGAACAATATGTCAACGACATTATGAATAAGTATCGAAACAAAGTTGTTTACGATGCTACGACAGGTGAAGTCAGAGATGACAGAAAACACCTGAGCATGATGGAAGATTTTTGGATGCCTAGAAGAGAGGGTGGTCGTGGTACTGAAATCACTACACTCCCTGGAGGGCAAAACTTAGGAGACATTGCTGACATACAATATTTCCAAAGAAAACTTTACCAGTCATTAAATGTACCTATGTCAAGATTACAAGGTGAGACTGGATTTACATTAGGTCGTGCTTCTGAAATTACGAGAGACGAACTAAAGTTTAACAAGTTTGTTCAAAGAGTCCAAAGAAAGTTCAGTCAGTTTATGATTGATATTCTTAGGGTTCAATTAATTGCTAAAGGTGTAATGACCGATGAAGACTTTGAAGAAGCTAGATGCGATATCAGAGTTGACTTTTTAGAGGACAATCACTTTACAGAATTAAAGAACAATGAGTTGCTACAGCAACGAGTGGGTATGCTAGGACAGGTTGAACCATATCTTGGCAAGTTCTACTCATTAGCATGGGCAAGAAAAAATATATTAATGCAATCTGAAGAAGAGATGAAAGATATCGACTCTGAGATTGAAGCAGAAAAGGCAGAAGCAGAAGCTGAGCAAGAACCAGAAGGTGGTAATGAAGTACCAGATATGGATTCAATGCAAACTACTGACGAGCCAGAAGATAATGAAGGAGAAGAATAATGGGAACTAAAGAATTAATAGATGCTATTCAGTCAGGTGATGCTGAAGGAATAGAAAATACTTTTCAAGGTGTAATGTCTGCGAAAGTTGGAGATAAATTAGATACGATGAAGAAAGACTTGGCTTCAACGATGTTTAAAACTCCAGAAGAACAAGATGAGATAGCTGGTGAGCCAGAGGTCGAAGCAAAGGCAGAAGAAACTCCAGCTGAACCAGTAGAGGAACCAGCTGAAGATGGCAAAGAAGTTTAAAGACATATATAACTACGAAACTTCTTTAGAAGATAGAGAACAACAGCTAGTAGATAGCATTGATGTTTCTTTACCAGAAGAAAGGATTGCTGAATGTATCTCACGACATAGTGATGTTGAAATAACAGATAAACTAGTCGAAGAATACATAAATAAAGCGTCCGAAACAGATTTTAATATAGATCCTATACTTACAGATATCAAGTTAAGATCTATAAATGAGTTTAGAAATAAACTCGATTATGTATTAAAGGATGGTACGAAGATCGCAATAAGCGAGAAAAACCAAATTTTACTAAATAGTTTACTGAAAGACAAAGATGAGATCGTATCTCACATGTCTGAGAATAAACAAAACTTTATGGAAGTTTTAAAAGGAGTGTACTAAATGGCAATAACGAAAACAGTTCTGGCAAAAGATAATCGTAAAGCTATCGTCAGAGTCACTGCGACTGGTTCCAATGAGAATGTTACCATTGATATAGACGCAGACTTAAAATTAACAAACGAAACGATTACTTCTTCTGCTTTAAAAGTTGCCATACAGAAAATCGAATACAGCTGTGAAGCTGCAAAAGATATTACTGTCGTACGAAACTCTGTCCTCGTGGCTACAGTTGCACCTGGAGCTCCGAAGATTGAAACTTCTATACAAGATGAAGGAGACCAAGATATGGTTGTTACATTTAGTGGCAAAGGTATGATACTTCTTCATTTAAGCAAAATGGGTGGCTTTAATGACCCAGTAGAAACACCAGAGTTTGGAGCTTACGATGACCAAACTGCGGTAGGAAGCTAATATGAGATTAATTAAAGAACACACAGAAACTGTAAATTATCTTGTAGAAGAAGATAAAGAAACAGGTAAAAAGAATTACAACATCGAAGGAGTATTTCTTCAGTCTGAAATTAAAAACAGAAATGGAAGAGTATATCCTGTAGAGATTCTTGACAAAGAAGTAAAAAGATACATGAAAGAAAATGTCAAGAAGAATCGTGCGTATGGTGAGTTAGGACACCCTGATTCTCCAACTATCAATTTAGATAGAGTATCGCACATGATAAAAGATTTGAAGCTAGAAGGCAAAGACTTTGTCGGAAAAGCTAAGATAATGGATACACCTTATGGTAAGATTGTTAAATCGTTAATTGACGAAGGAGCAAGTCTAGGTGTGTCTTCTAGAGGGATGGGTTCATTGAAAACTACCAAAGACGGAACTTCAGAAGTCCAAAAGGATTTTATGCTTGCCACTGCTGCTGATATAGTTGCAGATCCGTCGGCACCAGATGCATTTGTACGAGGTGTTATGGAAGGCAAGGAATGGATGTTCGTTGATGGGAAGTTTGTCGAGCAAGATATTGAAGCTGTTAAAAGTTCAATAACTGGAGCTACAAGATCTCAACTCGAAGAAGCAAAACTTTTCGCATTTGCGAAATTTTTAAAAGCAATTAAATAACCCATTTATAAGGAGACAAAAATGTCAAGTATAGAACAAAAAATCGCAGAACTCCTTGATGAGAGTAAGAAAGCTGAAGAGCAAATCGAAACTCTAGAGGAGTCTGAAGGCTGGAAAAAATCTGGCGAGGAAGCTGAAGCTGAAGCACCTGCTGAAGAAGTAGTGGCTGAAGAAGAAGCACCTGCCGAGGAAAAAGCCGAAGAAGAGTCGGAAGAAAAAATCGAAGAGGGTGAATTACCACCTGCTTTGAAGAAAGCTATCGACAAAAAGAAAAAAGAGAATGGCGACGATGACGACGACGATGACGACGACGACGATGAAGACGAAAAGAAAGACGAAAAGTCTAAAGACGAAACTTACATGAAAGCATCTAAAGATAAGAAAAAGATGCCTAAGAAAGAAGAAGTCGAGTCTGATGAAGAAGTTGTAGCAGAAGAAGCTGAAGAAGAAGAAATCGCAGTAGATGTTTCACAAGATGTTGAAGCATTATTAAATGGCGAAGAACTTTCTGAAGAGTTTAAACAAAAAGCTACTACTATATTCGAAACTGTCGTGGTTTCTAGAGTAAAATCAGAAGTCGCTAAGTTCAAAAAAGAATTAGAAGAGTCCAATGCTAAGAGCATTGACGAAGCTAAAGAGAGTCTAGTTGAAAAAGTTGATGGATACCTCAGCTATGTAGTTGAGCAGTGGATTAGTGAAAATGAAATCGCTCTCGAATCTGGTATGAAGTCGGAGATTTTAGATGGCTTCATTAATGGTATGAAGAATCTTTTCGCAGAACATTATGTTGATGTTCCTGAAGAAAGATTTGACTTACTAGGTGATGCTCAAGAAAAGGTCGAAGAATTAGAGAAGAAGCTCAATGAGCAACTTGAAGCTAATGTCGAACTTAACAAGAGTGTCAAAGAAATGGAGAAAGCAGAAGTGCTTTCTAAAGCATCCGATGGAATGGCTGAAACTGATAAAGAAAAATTTGCTGGATTAACTGAAGATCTCAGTTTTGAAGACAAATCATCTTTTGAAAAGAAAGTCAATACTATCAGAGAATCTTACTTTGCTTCTAAACCAAGCAAAAAAAATGTAGAAACTGTTGTGACTGATGAGCCAGTACAGTTAGAAGAAGAGACTAAAAAGGTATCTAGCGATCCTAAAATCTCTGCTTATGCTGACATGCTCGACAGAAGCAACAAAAATAATTAATCTATCAACTTTAAGGAGATAAAAAATGGATAGAAAATCATTAATGGAAAAATGGTCACCTATTCTGGAACACGAAGGTGTAGCTCCCATCAAAGAGAACTACAGAAAAGAAGTCACTGCTGTTCTTCTAGAGAACCAAGAAAAGGCGATCAAAGAAGAAAAGCAAGCGATGTTTGAAGCTGTACATGTCAATGATGCTGCTGCTCTTCCTGACACAGGTGGTGTTGCCAAATTTGATCCAGTACTAATTTCATTAGTACGAAGATCTGCTCCGCAAATGATCGCTTACGATATTTGTGGTGTTCAACCTATGACTCAGCCAACTGGTCTAATATTTGCAATGAAAGCAAGATATTCGACTCAAGGTGGTACTGAAGCATTATTTAACGAAGCTGACACAGACTTCGCTGGTACTGGTACTCACGCAGGATCTAATCCTGTTGATGGTACTTACACAACTGGTACTGGTATGGCTACAGCTGATGCTGAGAACCTTGGTGGTTCTGGTGGAGGAACATTCAACGAAATGGCTTTCTCTATCGAGAAAACTTCAGTGACAGCTAAGTCTCGTGCTCTGAAAGCTGAGTACACAATCGAACTTGCTCAAGACTTGAAATCAGTTCATGGTCTTGACGCTGAGGGCGAACTTTCTAATATTCTTTCAACTGAAATCTTATCTGAGATTAACAGGGAAGTAATTAGAACTGTGTACAAAACTGCTAAAGCTGGTGCCCAAACTGGTACTGCTACTGCGGGAACTTTCGACCTAGATGTTGATGCATCTGGTAGATGGTCTGTTGAGAAATTCAAAGGTTTACTCTTCCAAATCGAAAGAGAAGCTAATGCGGTTGCTCAGCAAACTCGTAGAGGTAAAGCTAACTTCATCATCTGTTCTTCAGATGTTGCAAGTGCTTTAGCAATGGCTGGTGTTCTTGATTACGCACCTGCTCTATCAACTAATCTAAATGTAGACGAAGCATCTACTACTTTTGCTGGTGTTCTTAATGGACGCTACAAAGTGTATGTAGATCCTTATACTGCTAATGGTGCTGCTAGTCAGTACTTTGTAGTCGGTTATAAAGGTGCTTCTGCATTTGACGCAGGATTATTTTACTGCCCATATGTACCTCTACAATTAGTAAGAGCAGTAGATCCTTCAACTTTCCAACCAAAAATTGGATTTAAAACTAGATATGGTTTTACTTCTAATCCTTTCATTCAGTTGGATGGTTCTGGCGATCTAGTTGCTGACGAGAACTACTAC